TTTGTCAGACGGCAATATTGCAGGGAACTCTACAATCTCCCATTCGTCAGACATGACATCTGAACCTTGTGCCTTGATCAGTCTACCCGTCAGATCCTTCAGTCCCCATCTCGTCATCACAACAATTATCGCACCACCTGGCTGTAAACGCTGTCTGGGTCCAGAGGTGTACCACTCATATGCATTGTCAAATGCCATCTCGGACAGTGCATCCTGTTCCGAGTGCGGATCGTCAATAATAAATAAGTCAGCACCACGACCAGTGACCGCTGCACCAACACCCGCTGCAAAGTATTCACCGCCCTCGCTTGTCTCCCAACGGCCTGCCGCCTTACTGTCAGCTTTCAAATCTGTCTTCGGAAATACATCCCTGTAATGTGGATCCTCGATCAAGTCCCTCACCTTACGACCAAACCTTACCGCCAGTTCCGTGTTATGTGTTGCCTGAATAATTTTTAGTTTAGGATTCCTTCCAAGAAACCATGCAGGCATCAGATAAGATGCAAGTTCCGATTTACTATGCCTTGGCGGCATATTAACAATCAGTCTTTTGAGTTTACCCTCCGCAATGCTTTCGAGCTTCTCCGCAATAATCTTATGATGCTTACCTTCAATAAAATTCTCATATACATGATGTGCAAAGGCCATGAAATCTGATCTCGCCCTATCCCTAACAACCAGCCTAACTTCTGCTTGCTTGAGAGCCAAAATCTCCCTAAGTTTTTCTTCAGGAATAGTTTCAAGGTTCATGATCCGAGGTTATTTGCCCGTAAATATATCTGGCAAATTAATCGTTGGAACTGCAAAGTTTGATGCAGCAGTGTAATTTTCCTGCGGTGCAGTCATTGTTTCATAGACCCTACCAGTTCCAGGTACGGGATCCGTGGTCATATCGTCCGTTGGTACACAGACCTTGGACATGGGATCCAATCGATAACCTTCTGGACATGGATCAACGGGTTGATTTTGTGCAGCAGCTGCCAAAGCTCTATCTCGATCCTTGTTCCTCATTTCTTGTTGATCACGATATGCTTTATCTGCCAAAGCTGTGTCACGAAAATATTCTGCTAATCCTTCTCTTGAATCCATATCATAACCTAGTAACTCAGCAAGTCCTTTTACAGTAGAACTAACTCCAGTATTTTTAGGATCAAAACCCTGTCCTACATTAGGAGTTCCTTCTGGAGGAGCAGGTGGCTGTGCTATCGGAACGAAAGGTATACCGGCAATTCCTTGGGGAATTATTTGAGGTACATTAGCTTCCTCTTCTCCACCGCCATATGAAGCCAAGGTTAAAGGACTTACATTAGCTGGAGCAAGTTGATCTTCTCCGCCTCCATAACTTCCTCTGACAGGAGGTCTTACAACATTCTGTAAATTCTGTATTGCGGTTTGATCTAATCCATAGGTATTTCTTAACGTATCACCCAACCTTGTATCTCTAAAAGGATCTATGTTAAATCGTTGAGGAGATCTCACCCCTGTTTCAATTGGTGATGTTGCAATATTAGCTAAACTTCCTGCTTTAGGTAAATAAGCTGCTCTAAAACCTTGCTCTAAGTCTTGCATTCTCTCTTGATTTGCAGCCTGATTTATTAAATCTCTTGCTTCTTCAAAAGGATCTATGTCCTCTCGACCTCTTACATTGCCTTGTATGTTAGTTGAAAACGTCTTTGCCATAACAGCCTCCTACCACACCATAACCGAATGAAATTATATTTGCAAATTTTTTTGTGCCTTGGGACTCCTACCCAATGAAAATATACTCAAATGAATTTATATAACTAGCACAATATACTGTCGTATATTGTGTGTGGCACGTTTTTAGGGGGACATGGGGGGTGGAGGTATTGGAACAAAACAAGAACAAAGGTATAAGTTACCCCGCCCAGGGCGAAAGCGTTTTCGTGACATATATGCAACACCTAGTATATTATTTTAATATTTTATTTATTTATTTTATTATTTTACTTGTTTATTATTTCATATCATGTTATTAAATATATATATATTTAATTAAACAACGAGGTAAAACAATGGAATACAAAGACAAAAACTTACAAGCTTTACTTGATGCCTTCAACTCAAATCCAGTTGATGCATTCGGTAGTGCAAAGGCGGAATTAGATCTTGCAAAAGAAAAATACGAAAATGCAAGATTAGAGCTTTTAGATCAAAAAACTTTTGGTAAGCATCAAGGTGATTTATTTGAGGCGAATATTATTGAAGTAAAAGAGACTTCAAGGATCGATTATAAATCTCTTGTTATTGATTTACTTGAAAGTAATAAGATTGAGATCTCAGATCATTATATTAAAAAGCATACCAAAGCGGTTCCGTCTACTTCAAGACTAACTGTTAAATATTTAGGAGGTAAATAATATGGAATTTGGAAAGTCAATCGTGCTAACCCTTTTAGGGTTAGCTTGGCTGTTGGGTATAGCTCTAATGCTATGTTCAATAATAATATTCTTCAATACTTTAGGAAGAGGATTTATTCCAGAAGTATTAACCGCAATAATTGTATTAATAACAATGGGGATCCATTGGGGATTAAGTAAAGAGTTCACCGATGCCCTAGGAGAAAGGAGCAATAGAAATGAATAGTTTATTTGATGGATTTACTAATGGCGTGGAGATCCCACGCCATTGGGAAAATGCGACATATGGAAACGATGCTTGCCCATCGTATTATAAAAATGGATATCAGATCTGGATCGATCACTGGGATCCTAATCAAAGAGAATTAGGATCCGATAAACCTAGATTTTCGATTAAATTAGAACAAGAATATGGAGAACCTAACAGTTTACATATTCAAAGCAATAACTGGGATTTTATCCTATGGATTGTTGAGGGATCTCTTAAAGGTAAAATTTTAAGAGAATTTAAGAACTAGATCCTGGAAATAAATTACTTGTGTACATTATCATATTATGGTAATGTACACTATAACATCAACTTAAAGAGGTAAAACAAATGAGTATATTTAGACATACAGAAATCGAAACACTATCCAATGGTACATCGTTGCACGGATATTGCACGTTGCATTTTAAAACTCTTGTAAAAATTTTTGGAGAACCTAATGGAGGAGGATCAGATAAATCCGATATTTCTTGGGTGATCGTTTTGCAAGATGAAAGATCTGATGATGAAAGGATCCACGTTGTCACAATTTACGATTGGAAAATCGGATATAACTATTGCGGAGAAGAAGAAGGGATTGACGTTGAAGATAATTCTCAATGGAATGTCGGATCTCATAGCATGAAAAGCTTAGATCTTCTGGATCGATATCTCCTGGAAAAAGGATATTCGACATTTATTCAAACGAATAGAAAAACTAATTTTCCAATGTCATATAGACATTAATCTAACAAAAGGGATCGGGCTGCAAGGCCCGATTTTTTTTTTTTTATTATATAAAGACGCAAAGACGCAAAGCCAGGAGCCACGGCTCTTGGTATTTTTTTTATTATATAAAGTCGCAAAGTCGCAAAGTCGCAAAAACCAGGCATAAAAAATAAATATAAAAAAGTATTTGATTTCTTGCACAAGTAATATATAATATAATTATAACAATTAACGAGGTAAAAAATATGTTATCAAGAACAAGTAAATTGCCTTGTGAATCTATTAGCTTAGACGCAAGGCAATGTAAAACTGGATCCAAATTAGCAAAAATTCTAGGATCTGTTTGTAATGGATGTTATGCCTTAAAAGGTTTTTATAACATGCCAAGCGTTAAAAATAAAATGGCGGAAAGAATGAACTTTTTTAATTCAATTGATTTTGTTCCGAGAATGATTGAGATATTGGAACAACGCAAGAATAAAAAATTGTTTCGTTGGTTTGATAGCGGGGACGTGCAAAGCGAATTAATGGCTCATAACATCCTGGACGTATGCGAGGCAACACCGCATACAATGCATTGGATCCCATCTAAAGAGGCGGGGATCTGGAAACAAGTTAAAAAACAACGCAAAGTTCCAAGCAATGTAATTTTAAGGATCTCGGCAACAATGATTGACGGAAAACCGAGTAATAGTTTTTCTCATACATCAACTGTTCATATTGATAAACCACAAGGTTTTATTTGTGAAGCATATACAAGAGGCGGTAAATGTGGACCTTGCACCGCTTGTTGGAATACAGAAATTAAAAATATTTCATATCCAAAACATTAGGAGGTAAAAAATGAAAGATATAAAAGAGAGTGTAGCGGTTATTGAGCACGTTATCGAAAGTAAATTTTTAAATCTAAGAGATCTTAATCAAGAGGATGCGGAAGAGTTCAATAAACATTGGGAGGCAATAAATATTGTTCCCAAATTAGAAAAAGATTTTTGTATTAATTCAGAAGATCAAAGAGATAAATATTTATTCATGATAGAGGGGATGCAAGAAGTTATCCTGGATGATCTCGATAAAAGTTTATTTGATGATTTAAAATTTAAATCTCTGGCCGTCATTCAATATCTATTAAAGAATATTAAATGTTATCCATTTGTTTTAAATGTTAACGAAGAGATTTATGAATGGATCCAGGAAGTAAAGATCCAAGTGGAGGAAAATAATGAATGAAGATAATTTAAATGACATGACAATTGATGATATTTACGAATTGATCAATTGGGAAATCGTTTCAAAAGATTTGTACATTAGATTTGTAGAAGGAAATTATGAAAGCGATGACAAAGAAAAATTAATACAAATATTATTAGATCAACAATAGTTTACCTCGGATCCCTGGGCAAGGTGCCCAGGGATTTTTTTATTTCTTGAGCCATACTGATACAAGGACGCAGAGTCGCAAAGTCTATTCCATATAAGCACGCAGAGTCGCAAAGAGCTCCTCGAAACTTGTACCTTGATACAGAGCCTTGGTACGCAGACCATCATCCAAGAGGCTCGGACCTTGATCCCCTCCAAACAAATATATATCCTTGGTCTTCGTATGCTTTGCCAAGTAAAAACTAAAGCCTCCTCGAAGACAATATGCAGAATTCCAAGAGATTTGATTAGGACTTATTCTCAAAGTATTGTTTTTTGTTGTTTTTAACTCTAACCAAAACACAAATCCATCCCAAGCAAAATGACAATCTGGAACTCCAGATGGTAGACGAGATTCAATCCTTGTTGAATGACATTTTTTAGGCAGATTTTTCTTGATCAGTTTCCAAAAGTTTGACTCTGGAGTCCCCATCTTTTACCTCTTGATATTCACCTTCGACAAATGCTTGAGGATATTGTTTCTTTAGATTATCTAATCGATCAATAATTTGTTCACGACTTAAATCATCAAGAGCATTGATTTGTTCTCTTCTATCAACAGTCAAACCACCAAGAGCAGATCGTATCTTTTCAGCATTAATTGATGCAGAGAATTGTCCTGCCTCTTCAGCACCTTTTGAAAGTTCGGACAATCTTTTTAATTGACCGATAAGTGTAACACCATATCGTCTTTCTTTTTCTTGTTGTAGCTCTTGAATATATTCTAAAACTTGTGGAAATTTTTTACCACTCAGTAAATGACTAGCAATACTATAACAACTTTTTTCTGCGTAACCACTCTTCCTAGCACATTCAGCATTACTATAAATGCCTTCAACATAAAATCTTGCAAATTCTTTTTGACGATTTGTTAGTTTTTGGGTTGCGATTTCGTTCATTACAATTCCTTTATATAATAAAAATTACTAAAATGAAAATTAAAAAAACCAGGAAAACCTCGAATCTATTGAAAGAAGTGTCGGAAGTGTCGGAAATTTAAATAGAAGTGTCGGAAACTATTTGTTGCTATATGTACAATACAGAAGATTTTCGACACTTTCGACACTTTCGACACTACTTTTTACAAAAAAAAATATTTTTTTTAATTGGGTAAAATAACTGTATATATATAATTTAAAAAGGTGTTGACTAAGTAGAATGTTTATTATAAGTATATAGGAGAACATAGAGCAATATAATAATGAAAGGTAAATCAAATGACTAAATTAAAGTTCCGAGGTTCAAGAACCTTACAGAAATTAGCACAAAGAACTATCGAAGAAGAAAAGTTTATAGTTCCTTATACTAAAAAGATATCATTAAAGAGATCATTCTGTCTTGTAAAGGATGATGGTATTTATCTTATGAACAATTATATCAGCGACAAAAAAGAAAAGAACCTTGTTGTCTATGCACAAGGTTTCAATCCGAAAACAAATAAGAATGTTTTTGAAGATAGTTATCATGCAGTTGGTGGTGATGATTTTGCTGAGCCTATATCTCTTCCTCTTGAGCAGTTACATCGAATTGCTGAAGGTGGTAATATTGATATTGATATTAATGAAACTTCTATAATGGTGAGGGCATAATGAAACATACATTTATTGGACATACATTTGAGAAGGTCACTGACATGGAGTTAAATGTTCTTCAAGTTGCGTTGACCCATCTTATCGAAGATTTAGAAGATGCAAGTGACGAGAACCTATTACCACAATACAGAGTGGCAAAACAATTATACCTAGATTTAGGTGGGAAGGAGTTTTGGAATGATTAATGGGACAACTGAAGAAATCTTAAAAGAGATTTTATTTGATAGGTATCTTACTGATAATGAGCATTCATTATTGGATGATTTAATTGAGAACCGATTACATCAGTTATATGAGAGGGATGTAAAGGATCAAGGAGATACTTGGGAAGAGGAGATGTTAGAGCTCCTTAGATTTAAAATTAGTAAATGGGTGAGGCAATGATAATACTTAATTTATTTAGTGGCATGGGTTGTGATATCATGGCACATAGTCGCACCAATCTTCCACCGATAACAAAAGTTTACCATGCTGATGTTGATAAGTATTCAGTTGC